ATTCGGTAAATTATCAAGACCAACAAGCGCTGAAAACTCTGTTTTATTATTTAATGGATCTGTCGCTGGAATAGTTCCATTAATAGCTTCGCAAATTATAAAACCATCATCAATAGCACAAGCCGCGCTTTCTTTTATAAATGCAGCACTTTGACCTGTTATATCACCAGTCTTATCATCCCAGAAAAACAATACATGATCATCATTTGGTAAGGGAATATGAAAATCTATTCTATGGAGCATAATTAAATAATAATCCTATAACTAAATCAAACAGTTCTCTATCTTTAGATAGCAATTCATTAAATACATCTTTTTTTGTCATAACTGACTCTATACTCATCGTCATGACCTCTAATGCTTGGCCTGAATACTCTTTACCAAAATAAGCATTAATATAATGATCTTCTTTACAGACCTCTGTCGATCTAAACCCCCTGTTAGGGTAAACATCAGTTAATCGTTTAAGCTTATCCCCGTTTGTTCTTCTTTTATGCAAATCCTGAAAAATTGCATCAAGATTAGGCAATGCTGACTGTACTCTATGAGATAGTTCATGCAATGCCGTCGATAAATTACCTTTATTAGTTACTATGAATCCAGCATTGTTGCTTCCTTCTTGTACTCCAAACCCCCACTTCTTAAAGTCTACTTTACGACCTGTATAGTCTTGATTAAAAGTAACGGCATAAGCTCTATTTGTTGATTCTCTAACAGTTAGAGAGCCAAAATCATCAATCGCTTTTGTCCAGCTATTAGGTATTAATTTTGATGCTTCAACAACTAATTTTGATGCCGCATTTCGACTTCCGTAATTTATAATATTAGCACTAATATCTGTTCCAATCTCTTTATTTAATAGTCGGTTGAGTTCTGTCCTGAACTCTAATTCGCCACTACCTACAGCATTGATAATACTATCCGCTTTTGTTTTACCTAATGCAATATAATCATTAAGAGTTAATTGTTTTTTTATATCATACTTAGCCTGCAACTCACTCAACGACAATGGCTTGCCACCGCTTATCATCTGATCCATCGTAATCTTGCCAGACTTCCATAACTCAGCCCTGCCCTTGCCAAGTGTGCGATCAGCGAACGTGGGATCTGTTTCTGTCTTGCGCTTTAGCCAGTCAGCAAACGTCTTATCTGTTACTTGACCGTCCATCGAGGCCCGTGTTCCATCCGGCAACTCGTCCATATTAATACCCAGTTCACGCCATGTCTTTAAGACCGGCACCATTGAGCACCGGCATCTGAAATGCTTGGGTGGTATTTGATACACCATACTGTGATTGATTGGCTTGCTGTCAGTCGTCCAGCGTTTGTTATCTAATGCACCACAAGTCGGGCAGGTTTTACGGTCCAAGGCGGCTGACCACTCCTTGCCTGCCATAACGTCGTCATTATCAGCAAATATCTTTTCGCGCGTGGTATTAGCGACCGACTGGACCGAAGTATGTACCAGCGTCTCCGCATTACGCCTGGATAAATCCAGAACACCACGCACCCGCTTGACTATTTGTGGTGTGGTTTCAGCACCGACTAAGCCCTGACGAACCGCTGATTGAAACTTAAACGCGGTGTCACCGGCTTGACGACTCCACCAATCGGCTTGAATTGCTCCTTGAATTATCGTGTTACCGGCTAAGGTTTCCAGATAAGCATCTGTGGGCAATACACCAATAGCTACTTGACCGCCTACCGCCGCACTCAACGACGTCGCTGTGGCTGATGCTGATACTTGCGCCACGCTGGTGGTGGTATCTCTCGCGATGCCAGCCGCTTCATCATAATATTGCTTGATAACGGTACTGGCTTCTTTGAGCTGCTTATCAATTCTTGCCTTTGACCAATCGGTTACGCCATTGGCTACTTTTGCAATGAGTTCTTTCTCAAGATTCTCTAATAGCTTGACGATGGTAGCCCGTGATTCAATCGCCACGCGCTCCATATCTAAATGAAGCTCGATGGTATCGTCAAACAGAACTTTACTTAACGGCATTGGCGACAGGTGCAACCAATACAGGTGCTTGCTCTAATATATTTGCCTGTTCATCTTCAAACGTCACCTCTGCGGCTATCAATTCACCTTGTTGTAGGTTATTGAATAACGTCATGCTTGATATGCCTCCGGCTTGCCAAGCCCCGACTAACGCCTGTAATTCTTGCGGTGTCATCTTGGCAGGGAGATAATCAGTATTGAGCTTGATGGCAACCTCTGGCAAGCCTGCCCATTGGTGCATGAATGAACAAGCCCTTGATAATACTTTACCGACTCTATCCGATAATTGCGCCAATACACTAAACTCGCCCGTACTGCGTAGGCTTGCCCCTGTCGCTGTCTCTGCGGTTACGCTGTCACTGAGCATCTTTGCGCCTAACGATGCCATTTGTTTTTCTTTTAGTTCAAGACGTCTTTCCAGTGACCCTAGGCCTTGACCCGAAAACTCCAGATACTGTGCTTTCGCTTGTGGATCTGGAAACACCCAAGCAGAAACGCCACCCACCGATAAAGTCACGCCATCCGGTAGCTGCACACCGGCCAGCCAAGGCTGCGGGATGCCTGTGTAATGACAGCCATTTTCTAGGTCAGCGGTTGTCATGTAGTGACTGATATTCAAGTCCACCAAATCAATCAGCAAGGGCAATTCGTCAGCATCACCTAAAAAGTAGAATGGTATTTCCTTGAGATTAGCGCCATTCATCAACGGGTAAATGTCATCACCGACTTGAACAAAGTATTTATCTTTTTCGATAAACTTACGCTGCCGGTAGTTACCCATGTCGTCCAAGTCCAGCACCCGATAAAAACACTGTTCTTCGCCCTCAAACTCTGACTTGGCTATGTATTCGTCTTCTTCAAGTATTAGCTGTGTGATTCGCTTACCGTCTTTACGCCAGTTAATCACTGAGTCGGCATCGAATAACGCTAGATATGGACGTGCGCCTAATGCCTGAGCCTGTGCGAGTGTGACTGCTTGAGCCATTGGTGAATGTTCGACCAGTATTCCGCCAAAGCCAGTGACTAAGACTTCCTCTAATACTTCCCCAGCAAACTCAGTCAAGCTGCAACCATGGCCGGTTACATCGTCCAAGTAAGGTGATGGATTATCAACACTCGGCGGCACTCGCATTATCATACCGGCGAAAGCGTCAACCGTTCGACTCATTGCTCCATAAAATACAGCGCGTCTTTTATAGGCTTGATATTCTGAATTACTTTGACCGGATAACTCAGGTAAATAAGTTCGACCCGCTTCGTGGATTGCTGTCTGTCCTTCGCGTGCATCCTCGCATTTATTCCAGATAGACAGCATGTATTCACTTTCTAGGTGGCGTTTGTTGATATTCTTGGCGGTTTCACCGTTCATATTTATATTCCTAAAATCTTTAATGATTGATATGGTCGAATGACTGGAAACTCGTATGCTATCGGGTAGCCTGATGCGTCGTTTTGGTGGTCGAACCCACTCTTTTTATCAGGCTCGCCATTTTTATCGTATGCTTGTTGCTCAAAATTACTGGCCATCGTTTGGCATAATTTAGAGTTAATAAATAACTTCCCATCTTCAAACTGCTTATTAACAGATAGTATTCGGTCTTTAACGAATGGATTAGTTGACTTAACCCTAACCTCAAACCCTGCTTGTCTCAGTAGTGCAATATCTGACACGCTGGCATTGACTGATTTTCTTGATCCACCAGATGCGTCTGGGTAGATAATTATTCGATTGTTTGGCCATCGTTCTTTAATGACATTTATCATTGATGGCGTATCAAATACATCATGTAGTTCTGACACACCATGCCAGCCAGTAGATCGCTGAACATAGATGCTTGCAGCCATTTTTCCGACGTTAAAATCAAGGCCGATAAACAAAGACTCTTTACCCTGTATTGTTTCTAAAGATTCGCACCGCTGACGATTGTATGACCGATAAACTGTGCCGGTAGTTAAATTACAGAACTTGCCATCAATGTAAGCGTCAATTAATTCGGCTGGATAGGTATCAATTAATGATTGTATATATCCGTCAGGTAGGTTTTTAGCGTTAGCTCTTGTCGATGCTTGGATTAATCCATAAAGACTTGATAGGTTTGGCTTGTTGGCTAACTCTGCAACAAATAACCTATGCGTCTCCCTAAATCCCTCGGGTGTAGTCGTTACATCGGCGCCATTAGTTGCACCTTGCCAACGCAGACGAGCAATGATCTTTCGCCATGCTTGCTGTGCTTTCTTTGGGTCCAATACATCAAGCTCATCAACGAGAGCATGGCCAATTTTGAATCCAACAATAGTTTGCGGTCGCTCCATACTTCGACAAATCGTTGTTCCTCGATATTTACGCCCACTATAAAAATGTACTTCCTTGTTTGATTCCATAATGTCAACGCTCAAGCCTAAACCATTGGCGACTTCTTCAATCGTTGGAAAGAAAATATCGCGTATATGCGGATAAGTGGGTGCAAAATAACCTTGATTAATACCCGGATTGCTCCATATTCTTGCGCACATTGCAGAAGAACCAGCCCACGTCTTTCCGCTTCCATAACCACCAACATAGGCTTTAAATTTATGTGGCAATTGAATAAACTCTGATTGCTGAATATTGAGAGCCGGTGAATTACTCGCTTGCATCGACAACCCTAAACACTATTTGTTTTGGTTCTGGCGGCTCATCATCGTTCTTATTTATATCTTCGATGGTCTTTTTATTGGCATTAAGCAGATTCATACCGATAGTGCTTGAATCATTTGCCAGCTTTGTTAAGATCGCTATGTTTTGAAGCGCATCTGTTGACTGGCTTGGATTAACCTCGTCTATCTTATCAACCTGGTCATTTGCCATTCCTGATAATCTATGCGCGGTCATTGCTCCATACTTTCCAGCACCTGCTAAATGACTTGATATTGCTTTTAATTCATCTGCTAAGGTTCGCGCACTGATTTGCGAACTAATAGGCAATGATGACAGCGCTTCTTCTGCTTTAACTAATTGATTAGCAACTTTTTTTATTTCTTTAGTTTGCGAACCAAACCTTTTTCTTATTGCTGTCTCTGAGATGCCAAATTCACGAGCTAAAGAACGCCCTTTCTCCCCTGCAAGTAAGCGTAATCTTATTGCTTCCCACTGTTTTGGGGTGAGTGGTGATGCCATATTATTTCTTAACGATGACCCGATGATTCAACCACTGGAAAACCAGATTAGTGGTAAACGTCAACATACCCAAGACCACACCGAAAGCCGCTGCATGGCTGTCTAGCACGCTTAACCAATCACCTGCCACTAATCCTCCGCTTATTGTGTAGGTGCTGGTCTGTAAGACTGATGCGACTTTTTCGATATGTTCTGAATACGCCATTACAATCCCTTAACCCAGAGTGTGGCCAATTCAATCGCTACGTTTAGAATCAATGCGGTTGCGTCACCGGCTATAATATGCAAATCATGAAAGACTGCTGCCCGTTTCTCTGGACCCGTGAGTTTATTATCGCCATTGATCGTTGATACTAAGTGCCTGGCATCTGTCCACAACTTGCCGCCTAGAATTAGCGCCGAGAAATTACTGATAACTATATTTTTTACGTTCATTCATTCCACCTTGCAGGATAGGACGGCTTGACCACCGTCAATAATGTTTGTTGTCCAGCCAATAGGCTCGATTGCTTTTGGTAGCACTTCACATTTATTTATCATGGTGCAGTTTGTCAGGAGTAACGACACCCACAGCACCACTAAGAGCCATGCCCAAAGCGATAATAGATTCTGCTTGCTCACCTTTAAATGCGACTAGACCAAAGCTTGTAGCCACCCAGATAGCGGCACGCCATGAGGACGGCTCTTGTAGTCGTGCAAAAAAATACTCTTTCATGCTGCATAAACTCCAGTAATCATCTGTGTGGCTAATTCTTGTGCGCGTTCACCAACGTCATCTTTCCATTTGCTATTGAGCATTTCAGCAGCGGCTTTTTGGTAGTCTTTCTTTTCGAGGGCAAGAATCATTTTCTTGAATTTGAGCAGGCCAACCAGACCTAAGTTGTAGGTCATGTTGATGAGAATATCTTGGCGGACGGTATTGATGCGGTTAATGACTGGCAGGGCTTCTTCGAGTTGGTCGGTTATCTTTGCAATCATTAGCTTTAGGAGTCGTTCGGCTTCATGTTTACCGATACCGTGCATTTGATTGTAATTTATTTCTAACGTTGATAACCGTAACGGGTTGGCGGTTAAATTGTAACCATAACCTATCGTCAGCTTCCCTGCTGTACAGCGGTAACTCTGCTGTCTATAGCCTTCATGCCGCTTTATCTGTTCGATTAATTGATCCATAACCACACCCAAAATAATTTGGGTTGATTATACCATATTTGCAATTATTGCAATATTTTCAATTATCGCTGGTGTTCCGGCGCGATTGATAATAGCGGCTGTTCTAGCTTGCAATCGATGCACACCCGCTTATTGAGCGAGTAATAGACCGCCCAGTGCGTATGCTGACAGTTAGCTACACGAATGGGCGCACTAAACAGATTGATAGGTGGTAAGTAGAAATCAGCCCAAGAAATCATTTAAAAGCGTTTTGTATTTCTCGATCCAGATACCAGCGGGCTTTTTCAAGATCCTCTGTGCGCTTACCTTTGTGATCTGCCCGGCTAACGTACTTGATGACATTAGCGAGGTTATAACCCAACGCTTTGGCTTCAATAAAGTCGATGGTTTCAATGCCGCCAACTACATAGTGGCTAGGGTTGTTAATAATATCGTTAGTCATGATGCGTCGTTCTCCATAAATCAAATAAAATTGCAGGGCTTGCGATAATCAATACAATCATGAGTAAAAACCGGATGATTAGCATTTCAATAAAATTCTTCATTTCCACCACCACCACGACTCAAATACACATAATAAAAAAATGGCCACACAGCCATAAAACGGTAGATAAAATAAATCAGCCATCTCTTATATCTCCAAGCATTTTTGGGTTAATAATGTGCCTGCCCACTTCGCCGTAGTCTTTGTGCAAAATGATTGCCTTCATATCTCGACCCGACCGATAACCGGCATTAGCTGCATACGCGTCAACGGGCGCTAATACCCTGAATGATTCGCACTTTACCCCTGCAAATTCTTTCACGCTGTCATGATGAATGTGTCCGGTCCACCAATATCGGTAGTCAGTCTCGCCCCAGTCTTTTTGCCGGTCAGTCGCCATTATCATCGGCAGCTTGTCGTGCTTTACCTTGTCACCGTGATGTGTGCCAACCAAGCACTTACCAAAGCGCCAATAATGAAAATGTGAGGGTGAGCGGTCAATGGTTACGCGCGGTTCGTCCTCATAAATATTGTGCATACACTCCATGAGAAAAACCGAGCTTGATGTATCATGGTTGCCAATCTCAATAATAACGTGCAATTTTTCATGTTTAGCTAAACAGGCACGAATCATATAACGCAGAGTTTTGATGGCTGCCCTTACCATCTTAGGAAAGCGCCCATCTGCATCCAGTAAGTTTCTGTGTGCGGGCGTGACAGCATCAAAGCTGTCGTAGTGCATGAAATCGCCCAAGATAACGATCAAGCCATCTTTACAAGCCGGTGCTGCATTGATTAAATAATTGATTGAGCCTTTCAGTAATTTCTTACCGATTGATAAGCTGTAATCCTCGCCAGTTTCTTCGTGCCAGGACAACATCCCAAAATGATGATCCCCGACCGGATAACATGCTGCCAGATTATCATCGGTATAGCTTGGACATGGTATCGGCGCTTCTTTCGGTAAATCCTCCGCTAGAGCTGCCAGCGCTTCTCTAAATATTTCTTCTTGACGCTCTTTATCAGCGTTTGATTTTACCCATTGAATCTTAGCTTCACCTGTCTGCATATCGTATAAAGTAGATGTGCCTTTTAACTTGAAGCCATCCGGCACAGGATGTTTTAAATCATGCTCTGGCGACCATCCTTGTTGCGCCGCTTTTAATTTCAGGGTTCTAACTTGGTCGTATAATGTTGATCGAGGTATGCCCAGCTTATCAGCCGCTTTTAATTGATTACCTTCTGATTTAATTGCCTCTAAAATAACTTTCTGTCGATCTGTTGCGTAATTCGATAAGGCTTCAATGTCCATACTATTCCCAATAAGGTTGTTATAAAATTAGCAATCCACAAAAATTAAGTTTGTCAGCAATTCTCGTATTGTTAAGCCAGAGCAGTGACCTTCTCCATCATGGTCAAACAACCACCACCGACCAAATTCCTTGCTAAAGTAATAGCCTTGCTCTAATCGTGTTTCGAGCAACTCAAACACAGGGTATAAGTCATCGGTTTTTTTAGCCATTAAACAATCTCTCTAATTTGCACCAGCATTTTCCCGCCTGGTATTTTTTCGCATCGAGTCACGCTTAACTGATCGACTTGTTCATCATCCAGCCATACCCCTGCGTGTGTTAACGCATCCAAGCAACTCTTAATACGATTATCAATGTCATACTTCCTCAGCGTAGGCGCATACAAAGCAATATCGACCATTACCCGACCTGTTAGCGTGTTTAAGCCGATTTCTTTAATTAGCCTATTTACGGCCTGCTTAAACTCTGTTCCTTCCTTGCTGATATAAATTTGCGCCCTTCTTCCTATTACTCGATGCTTCCAGTAGTGGTTGATTGATGGCGGCCAAGGTAGCGTTAATGTTGTTATGTTCATAATTTTTAATTGACATGAATTGACATGAATTGACATGAATTGGCAGACTTTCAATGTCAATTTAACCTGTTGATTAATATAATAAATACACATATATATATTGAATTGGCAAATATATAGAGATACATACCTATATTTAGGTATTACAAGGTATGTATCGGAAGCCTTGCCAATTTGCCAATTCACCTATTTTCTTTTTAAAATCATCATGTTAAATTGACATTTTTAATTGTCAATTCATGTCAATTCATCATTTAATTGACTATTTATAGCCATAAAGACGTTTCTTGGCTTACCTGGCTTACCTTCACGAGTATTCACCAAAGC